TTCGTCAATCAGTATTTCTTCTTCGTCCACCAATATTTGGGCAGCACCCCTGATCATATCTTCGCGACTAGGATCTGGCGTCACCGTCATCTCTCGCGACATAGGAATGACATCTGGATCGTTTTCAGTGCCAAGTATTTTATCAATAGCCATTAGTAGTATACCTGTCTGTTTCGAGGCAAGAATTTTGCCTCGTCCTGATAGTCATTTTCAAGAGCAATAAAACCGCCCTGCCTAAATCTCATAAGCGCCATTGTAGCACTGTCGCAAAAATCATCATGGTCGCCATACGGAAAACTTGCCATTTCCTCAATAACTTCTTCGGCAAAGTTGTCGTCTGGTGCCCAAACCATAGAGGATTCAAACAATGGCGCGACACTGTTCATTCTCGCAATCTTATCCTGCCCTCGACTCGGTGTATAGGCTGTGACGGGTATGCCCATCCGCCTTAATTCTTGCGTCAACGGCGTACCAGAAGCCTTTGCCTCAACTAGAACACAATCTGGCTCCCAGTATTTGTACTCGTCCATAGCAATCTTTTTAAGCTCCGGGAAATCGACACGAAACCGCTTAGCATCAAGCAGGATTATGCAGTCAGGCCCGTCAATCTCTGGTGTAAATACCCCCCAAGTCGTGATGGCGGAATAGTCGGCAGTTTCTTTTTTGCTAAAGGCGGTGTCATATGACTGAATGACATAAGAATAGGCTGGTATATAGTCTTTTTCCCAAACTTCCCACCATTCTCGCTTAACGATTGATCCTGATGCAGCGGTTGGATTCTGCATCCACTGGCTGTTCCACTTTGCAATAGGGAGAGAAGCTTTTACGCTTAGAAGCTCCTCCTTCTTCCAGTATTCTGGCCAGAGAGGTTCTTCTGTTTCTGGCATGATCGCTGGAAATTCTATTATTTCCCACTGATCGGCGTGTTCTTGGTTTTGGTGCTTAATCACTTTTCCAACCAAGTCCTTAGTGCTCCATCGTGTCATGACGATCACGATGATACCTCCTGGCTGCAAACGCTGACGGGGACCAGACGTATACCATTCGTAAACCGAGTCCATCGCGGTTGAAGAAAGCGCGTCTTGCTCCGATATTGGATCATCAATGATCAGCAAATCAGCACCACGACCGGTTATCGCACCACCTACGCCTGAGTAAAAAGATTCACCACCCTCATTCGTAGTCCATCGGCCTGCTGATTTGTTATCTGATTGAAGCTTTAGCTTAGGAAAAACTTCTTGAAAGTCTTCAGAGTCAATGATGTTTCGCACTCGACGGCCAAATCGGACGGCAAGCTCGGCGGTGTGAGTCGTTTGAATAATTTTTAAATCGCCGCGAAGCCCCATCATCCAAGCTGGAAAGTAGGTGCTGGCAAATTCAGATTTGGTATGGCGAGGCGGCAAGCACACAATCAATCGCTTCAATTTACCTTGAGCAATTCGGTTGAACTTTTCGCCAATTATCTTGTGGTGCCGACCCTCGACAAACTCTGGCCACATGTGCTTCACAAAATTTATGAAATCACCCTGGCAGTCGTCTTGTTTTTCGAGTTGGCCGTATTTATTAAGCAGAGAAAGAGCTTCTGCTTTTTCCGCATCAGATAAAATATCGAAATCTTTTAGCGCAAGCTCAGACATGACTCCAATCTTTGTTCTTGAATAACAGCGCCTCAGCCTCTCTTCTACGGACTAGACCGTTGACAACTTTGCCAGCAGCCTTATTCCATCGGCGCATTTCAGATGGTACTTCGTCAAAACTACTGTCGTTTAAACGCTTCAACATGGTTGACGACCTAAGATTACTTGGACCCAAGTTGTAAGTCCACGCAACCAAAGCGTCGAATTCATTTTGTTCCAAAGGGACGCCTATTGCTTTTTCAACGTATCCTTCAAACTCTTCCAAATCTTGCGCAAGCATTCGATCAGCATCTGCTTGGCTGCAAGTATCGCCTTCTTTAACCTTGTTAGTATGCCCATACCCAATCGTCCACACGTCTGCAGAGCACTGGTAAGCATCAAGCTCACAGCCCTCAAATTTTTTAATTAAGGATATACCTTCTTCGCTAGTTTTCATTAGTCATGCTTATGAGAGGCACCGTAGTAAAAAGATATAATACTGCTGACAATCCCGCCAAGATAGCCGAGAACAAGGTTAACAATACCGTCATCGTTAGCAGTGGGGTCTTGTAACGTGACCAGAGCAATATAGCCGCCGAAAAAGAATACGAGCGCGACTGCAATAAACTTTGGAGTCCAATCGCCCTTAAACGTTGAGCGAGCGTGTTGGATATCTTCTGTTTCGAGTTTGAAAACATCCACATCCAGCTCCTTCATTCTGGTCTTAAAGCCTAATTCCGCATTTTTAATTTCAGCAAGCTGCTCTGGTGACGCAGCCTGAACCGCCTGTTCAATACTATTTTCATCAGGCTTGCACCCCAAAACCGAGGCTATCGTTTGAGCCGCTGCGCCGCCTAAAGGTCCGCCGAGCGCTTGGCCAATAGTAGGTGCCAGCGTACCGATTAAACCTTTGATTGCGTTAAACTTCATTTGGTCAAAACCAATCCAACAATCGCAATTAAAGAAGCAATCATTACGGGGTAAATCCCCCAGATCATCTTCTCTAACTTGTCAAATCGTTGAGACCCTGAGTCTAGCCGCTCTTTGATTGAATCGTATCTCAATGCGCATTCCGCCTCATGAATATCAATCTTCTTTAGAGCTTTGTTCGCGTCAGTCTGAGCCATTATTCTTCAGCCGCTTCCTGTTCCGATTCTTCAACCGCTTGGATCGAGTCGCGCAGGGCGTTCTCGCGAAAGCCTAACGCAACCTGTAAATTAACACTTTGCTGCTGAGCTGCCGCAATCTGATTCCGCAAATCACCAAGCTGTTTGCGCAAGTTAACCACCTCGATGTAGTGAACCTTCGAGTCGTTTCCGAGTTCATTTACGTCATACTCTTGATCGCCAATGCTTAACATTACCGGTTGCTGCTCTTGTTGCTCACTCATACCTTTTCCTAGTTTAACGGATTTGAAAGATAGTCCATTCCAGACCAAAGGTCATCAATCTCAGTATCTATCTTTTTTAGTTTATCCTCAATGCGATTACGGTCAAATTGACCATCTTTGAGAGCATTTGTTGCGACCTCTGCCGCAGCAACTACGCCCCGCATGCTCTGAATGTCGTTTTCCAGCTTAGTTACTTTGTCGCCAATTAATAGTAGCTTACTCTGTTGCTCTGCAATAGTTTGCAGACTTACGCCCAAAGTTGCAAGTTTACCTTGCAGTTGACTGACATCATTTGCCTCTAACTCTTGCTTGATTAACTCAATCTCGCTTTTTAGATCTTGCTCTGCGGTCAACAGTTTTTCCTCTAGCGGCCCCAGTTCTGGAATATCAAGTACTTCTAGCGCCTCAAGCCTGCTATACAAGCTGCTGGCTGTCCACACACCTCCACCGATTGTAGTCGAAAGAGATAGCAAGATGGCGATATACACACCCTTAAAGCTGACCCCGCCTATCGTTAATTCTGCATCCTCAAGGCTCATGGGTCACAATCTTCCCGGAACATAAAGCACTGATATCCAAGAGCTGTTGGCCCCGTCAAATACAGTTCGCTCTGCGCCCCAGCGGCAAGTATATCGGATTCACTGAGATAAAAGTTCATGCCGAAGCTGCCTTGGCGATTATCAATGTAAACAGCGCTCAAGTTGTTAGTTCCAGCGTAAGCTAAGCTTACCCACGCCTGGTCTTGACTAAAGGTTAACGTGCCGAGGTCCGCGTTAGAGTTGTTATCCTCCGCCCCCTGCTGCAAAAATTCTACAGCCTCTGCGTTAGCAGCTACGCCAAGGTAGGCTGATGCGTTATTGCCGTGTTCTTCGATGTCATCAAGCGATTGGTTATAAGTGTCCACCTCGTCAGAAGTGATGGTTAGTGCTGACCCGTTTGCAACAACGTACTCTTGTACTGCCGCCTTATCATCAGGGGTCTCAGCCTCTGCTGCAATTTCTGCGACCTGGACCACAGAAATCATTTCGACCACAACCTCCGTGAACTCTGAAATCGCGTTATCCATTAGCTCTAATTCGTTAGCCGCCTGAGTTTCAAGTAGCGCCTGCACATCCCCATACGCTTGGTAGGTACTCATGTTGCCAAGCGCAGCATTATAAGCGTTAAGCTGTTCAGTGCTGATGTGTGCGGCTCCAGCTAATTGACCATTCGACAGAGCACCACCGGCATTCGCATAACCGTATCCAGCGCCAGCAAGCTTAATTCCCCGGTCGATTTGACTGACAATCTCAGAGCTGGCATTAATTAGATTGTCTAGCTCATTTGATTGAGCTTCGGTAGCGAGCAGAAACAGACTCGCCGCTGTCAACATTTTGACCTTCATCAACGTCACCATTCGCCAATAATTTGTTATACCAAGCCTGATGCTTGTTGTACCGAGGAGTCACGACCCATTCATCCTTGTCGTGATCCCACCTACGTAACATCTTAACCCTACCGTAATCAGGAATATATGTCTCAGGCTGACGTTTCATTAACAAAAAAGCGCGTTTACCGACGATTAACTTACTTGCATTTAGCATAGGGCATGGGGTACCGCTTAGGAACATGGAGCGCCAGACCTCTAAGCTTTCACACATTCGAGATATAGCGGCAACCTTCATGCCAAGATCACTTAAAACCTTAGAATCTCTACGGCGGTTGCAGTCTTCATCAGCCGCGTAACTGCCCCTTGTAAAGCCCAGTATATTCGTCTGCAAGCTGCTTCCTCTGCCTTGCAGGCAAGTTTCGATCCCATTACTCATATAGCTTGGAGCTATAGCAGATCCAACCGGTATATCCGAGCTTGACCCTGCACCGTTGTAGGTGTTGCTGACCGAGCGATCTTCTGACTGGTTATTGCTGCTAACCGTGCTATCTACTGTATTCGTATTCAGGCTACCATCTTGCGCGTTATTGCTATCAAAACCGTCGATCACAGCTTGCTCGGCCGCGAAAGATAGAAGGGGCAGTAGTAGCAAAGCTAGGCGTAACATCCATCAGTTGTGTTTATAGCCACAACGTTTCTCCTATGAGGCTGTGTAGCCGTTACCCGCTGAAATAGCTGAGTCAGTCGCAGTAAAGTCTTCACTGCCCCAATCATCTTTAGCAACCATAAGCTCTAGGTGCTGAGTGTTACGATCAACACAGTCTTGACGGTATGCGGCAATCTCTTCTGCCATAGAGTTTCCTGCAATAACTGCGGTGATAAGAGATATGCTGTCACCCATTGCTGAGTAGTCTTGCGCTAGTTCTTCTGCTGTTCTTGCCATGATTATTTATCCTTCTAAGGTCGCGATTCGTGCGGTGAGTGCCTCGATCAAGGCGTTTTGTTCTTGCATAGCTTTGACTAGGATAGGTACAAACTTGCTGTACTGTAGACCCATCTGCTTGCCATCATCTGTGTGACTAGAGACTAGGTTAGTCTTATTGCTCTTGTTGTACCCTGCTGCTATTTCTAGGGCTTCTACTTCTTGAGCTTTAAAACCAATGTCTAGCCAATCTTCTTTGTGGGTTCCATCTGGAGTTTGGTCGTTAAGATCATAGTCATCAGCAGTCTTGTCACCGTACTTAGAACGTTTGTCCCACTTGTAAGTAACAGGTGCTAGAGCTTTTACAAAGTCTAAGCCAAGGTCTAGGGCAGTGAAGTCTGTCTTGTCTCTTGCATCAGAAGCAGCAGTAACGTCTTGTTGGCAATTAAATGTCGCAATGTTTTCATCGCCAAGAACGATAAGGTTATCGGCTGTTGTTATATTACCGCCCGGGCTACCTGTTCGTCCTGCATCCGTACCAAGGAATAAGTTATTATCCCCGCTAGTAATCGCCAAACCTGCCGCTTGTCCCATAACTGTATTAAAATCACCAGTGACAACCCCACCACCCATAGCTTCTATACCCACGGCTGTGTTACCGCTTCCAGTAGTCATTGCGTCACCTGCAAGACCACCTATAAGGGTATTTTGAACGCCTGTGGTTACTGCTGTTCCTGCACTGTCTCCAACAGCGGTATTGTAAGCATTTGTCGCACTAGTAAAGTTCTGTGT